AGTGCGAAAGACACATCCCTTTAAGGAAATGAGTTACGAGGTAATGAAAGCTAGTAATTTTTATTAAGCACAACGTTTAGGCTATGAATAGTAAAACCCTTATGTGCGGTGGGGATTATAAATACCGTACTTAATTAAATACATAACAAAATGAGTGATTTTAAATGGTTTTTATCAATTGCAACCTTAGTAATAGCAATTGTACTTGGATTAATGTTTGGCTTACCTAAATATAATGTGTGGCGTTCACAGATTGCAATTGAGAAGGCTCAAAACTACGGTAAAGCTGAAATGGCACAAGCTGAACAAAACAGAATGATTCTGATTGAAGAGGCTAAGGCAAATCTTGAAGCACAGAAACTAAATAGTGAAAGTGAAGTAGAACGTGCTAAAGGTATGGCAAGAGCTATTGAGATTGAAAACGGCAAACTTACCGAACAGTACATTCACTATTTATGGGTAAGGAATATTGACAAAATGGATGGCGAAAAGATTTATATACCTACCGAAGCTAATTTGCCGATTTTAGAAGCAGTAAAATAGTAGTTTTTAACGAGCGGAGGCAAGGGTTTTATTATTAATAGCCCTTGTTACCAAATCGTTTTAATGTTTGGTAACACCAAAGGATGTTGCGTATCCCAAAGGGTATGCAATATCATGGCTGTTATAGTACGTATGACGGAATGAAGTGCAACGGAATGAGTAATATGTTAATCAAATTTTAACTAATTTTAAAAAATAAACTAAAACTAAATAAAATGAAAAAACTAATATTAATACTAGCATTAATCAACTTATCTTGTACTTCCCAAGATGATTTACCAACACCGCAAACAACACAAACAACAACACCAATAGCGGCAACTATAAACCCATTAGCAAATATACCTAACTTTGAAGGTAATTATAATTGCTATGATTGGGTAGTAGATGAAATAACTGGAATAACAAGACGACAAACAATAATGTTATCTGGTCAAGTAGATAGCCTGGTAAATTTAAGCCTAAATTCATACCTATCAAACGGATCATACATACAACCAATTACATTACAACCAACTAAATTAGATAGCAACTACTTTGATACTTATTCTAATGTTGCTGGTAAAAGCTGGAAAGGATTTCTAATAAATGATACAATCCTAAGAGTAACACAATATTCAGGTANTGTAGATTTTCAAACTAAAGACTTTATAAAAGAATGAAAACAGATAAAGAAATAAAAGAAAGAATAAGCCTAATTGATGATATGATATTTCATTTGGAAAACTTATTATCAAAAGATGAAAACAGATGTAGAAAAAATAAATACTCTGAAATTATAAGGGCTATGTTAGAAGAAAGAAACGTCCTTAAATGGGTATTGAATAAATAAACTATGAACAAACTAAAATTAATAGCAATAGCAGCAATTTTAATAGGGAGTTATTTAGCAGTTTTTATTAGTTGTATAATTTTAAGTAATTTTATTAATTAATTAATATTTTATTAATTATGGATAAAAGAAAAAACAACGGAGGACATAGCACAAAAGGTAAAGCTGGTAGACCATCAAAAGAAGATGAAGAAAAGGTTAAAAGAATGTGCGAAAGTGCAATTATAAAAGTCTACGGAAGCCTTGAAAAGTACTATGAAAACCTAGCAAAAGAAAGTAAGGATAGTTTCCCACATTTAAAACTATTGTTTGAATACTACATAGGTAAACCAAAGGAAACTAAGGATATTAAAATGGCCGTTAATAAGAACTTCCCAGAATGGTTAGATGAATAAAGCAAACCCAAACTTTACATATCTAAAAAAGAAAGTACCAGAGCAAAGAATAACACTTTTACAAGGTGGTACACGTTCGGGCAAAACATTTAGTACTATTTACTTCTTTGTGTGGTTGTGTGAGAATTACAGCGGCTTAGAAATAGATATTGTAAGAGATACTTTTACCGCTCTTAAATCTACTGTATGGAAGGACTTTAAACAAGTNTTAGTTAATCATAATTTATACCATCCATCAAACCACAACAAAACGGATCACATTTATAACCTAAACGGCAATCTAATTAATTATTACGGGGCTGATGATCCTGCAAAAATACATGGTAGGGCTAGGGACTTTCTCTGGATAAATGAAAGTAATCAATTAGATGAAGAAACAATAGACCAACTATTCCCACGTACAAGGTATAAGATTATAATGGACTACAATCCAGCAATGCCAACTGAACATTGGCTAGATAAATACATAGAACAATACCCTCCATTAATTACAACATACAAAGACAATCCATATTTAACACCAGACCAAATAAGAGATATTGAAAGTAAAAAGAATAATTCTTATTGGTGGGCTATTTATGGTACAGGAGAACGTACTAAACCAGTAGGGGTTATATTTGAGAACTGGGAAATAGGAAAGTTTGATGATAGTTTACCGTATGTTTATGGAATGGATTTTGGTTATGTGAATGATCCAACTACATTAGTAAAAGTTGCTAAAGACAAAAAGAACTTATATTTAAAAGAATATTGCTATTCAAAAGGAATGAGTACTAAACAGATTAGCGATATGTTAACTGAACAAATAAACCCAGAAGATACGGTAATAGCAGATAATGCAGAACCTCGTTTAATAGCCGAACTACAAGAACTAGGGCATAGGGTTTACCCTTGTATCAAAGGTAGGGATTCAATTATGAACGGAATTACTCAAATGCAAGATTATACAATTGTAATAGATATTGATTCTCCAAACATTAAAAAAGAGTTGAGTAATTACCGTTGGCATGACAAAGTAAATAAGCCAGTAGACGACCATAACCATGCTATTGATGCAGCAAGATATGCTTATGATGAAATAAGTGGAGAAAGCAAAGCATACTTCGTATAAAAAAAATTTNAATTATTAAATAAATATTGATTATTTTTGTTAAATAAATTAATTGCTGGATAAATACTAGCCCTAATTTAACTAAATGAATTTATTACAAAGAGTGTTTAAACTCGATAAGCGTAACGATTTAATACGTTTATTCGATAAGTACAATGCAAGGCAAGATAATCTAATTGAACAATCCTATGAAAGGAATGTTGATGCTTATGCAGTTGTAAACAAGATTGTAAATGTTTTTACCGCTTGTAATTGGATTGTTGAAAGGCAAGTTGATGGAGAATGGGAAAAGGTAGAAGATACAACAATTCACGAACTATTAGAAAACCCAAACCAAAACAAAGGATATACATTTGCAGACATTGACGAAATGCTGTTAACTTATCTTTTATGTAATGGTAATTCTTATCTTTATGGAGAAACATTAAACGGCAAAATTGCTGAATTAGATGTTTTACCAAGTAACCATGTAGAAATACAAACCAATCAAGATTTCTTTTTACCTAATTTAAAATACCAATTTGATATTGGCAAGACTAAACGTGTTTATACACAAGAAGAACTTGAACACGTAAGGTTTTTAATCCATCTTATCAAAGTATTGAAGATAGTTATAACGGATTATCTGTTTTTCAAGTTGCTGCTAATGTGGTCCAGGTAGGAAATGATAGATGGGATGCTGCTGCTCACTTATTCCAAAATAGGGGAATGGCTGGAATGATTACCGATCAATCCAATAGACCAATGAGTGCAGAAGAAGCTACAATGATGCAAGGAGCATTAAATAAGCGTATTTCTGGAACTGATAAATATGGCGGTGTTGGTGTAACTAACAAAGATTTAAAGTATATTCCAATGGCTATGAGTGCAACTGATTTGCAACTTATAGAACAAGGTGTTATTTCATTACGTGCAATGTGTAATGTATTTGGATTAGATAGTTCTTTGTTTAATGATCCAGCAAATAAGACTTTTAACAATAGGTTAGAAGCTGAAAAAGCCCTTTATACTAATGCAATTATGCCATTAGCGGATAAGATTGCAGCAAAGCATAATAACTACATTGTAAAGAACCATTATCCAGATGGTAATTATCGAATGAGAAAAGATTTTAGTTATGTTGAAGCGTTACAAAAAGACAAAAAGCAAGAAGCAGAAAAAGATAAGATTGTTATGGATGGAATCAATGTGGTATTAAATATGCCAATTGATAACGAAAGTAAAATTTTAATGATAAAAGAAAATTATAAAGTGAGTGATGAAATTATTAACTCTTTAAAAGCCCAAACAAATGAACCTATTTAAAACCAAAAATATAGATTTACAAGTAAAAGATATTGATCCTGCTGGTAGACGTGTTAAAATTGCTTTATCAAAGTTTAATAATGTTGATAGTGATGGAGATATTATTGTAAAAGGGGCATTTACTAAATCTATTCAGGAAAGAGGTCCAGAAAGCCAAAGCAATAGAAAGATTAAGTTTTTAAGGTATCATGACTTTGAACACCAAATAGGAGTTTTTAAACAGTTGGAAGAAACTCCAGATTATTTAATTGCTTATGGAGAATTGGCACGTTCAACAAAAGGTAATGATGCTTTTTTAGATTATCAAGATGGTATTATTACTGAACATAGTATAGGTTTTCAAACTATAAATGATAAGATTGAAGTAAGACAAGATGGAACGCAAATATTAAAAGAGGTTATTTTGTGGGAAGGATCAGCAGTTACATTTGGTGCTAATAGTGAAACGCCTTTATTTAGCGTATCAAAAGGAAATAGTGAGGACTATTTACAAAAGTTAAACAAGAAAATGAACGGATTAACCAATGCTTTAAAGAACGGAAAGGGAACGGATGAAAGGTTAGAAGCNATTGAAATGAATTTGAGAGTATGCCAAACTAAATATAATGATGTTATTAATTCACTTAGAACAAAAGAGCCTGCGAAAGTAACTCCAGAGCCTAAGTCGAATGACAACAAAGAATTTTATTTAAACTTATTACAATAATTTAAAACTAAAGAAATGAACAAATTTGAAAGTTTCCTTACTGAAAAAGGAATAAATAAAGAGCAATTTACTGCTAAATCAGCGGAAGAAATGGCTGGATTATACAATGAGTATAACGAAAAAAACGCAACTCTTTTAACTGAATTAGTTGAAAAAGGTCAAGAAGATAATGCAGAAGTAATTAAGTCTTTAAGAAAAGAAATTACTGAAAATCAAATTGCACAAGCAAAGGCATTAAATGAAACTTTGAAGCAACATGGTCTAATGATCAAAAAACTTTCTGAACAAGAAAAAGTTGATGGAGTTGGTGTTGTAAATTCAATCCAAAAAGGATTAGAAGCAAACAAAGAATCTTTATTAAAAATTAAAGATAATAAAAACGCTACATTAAACTTCAAAGCTGCTGGAACGATGTTAATTTCATCAAATGTAAGTGGTGGAAATGTACCAGTTGAGCAAAGACTTCCAGGAATGGATGCAATTGCTTCAAGAAGAGTAAGAATGTTAGATGTAGTTACTCGTGGAACTGCTGAATCAAATGTTATTTCTTGGGTATCACAAGCTAATAAAGATGGTGCTGCTGGTGGAACTGCCGAAGGTGAATTGAAAAACCAAATTGATTTTGATTTGATTGTTGTTTCTGAATCTGTTAAGAAAAGAACTGCATTTATCAAAGTATCTGAAGAAATGGTTAACGATATTTCTTTTATGACTGCTGAAATTAACAACGAGTTAATGAGAGAGTTATTGAAAGATGTTGAATCACAAGTTTACGAAGGTGACGACGTAGGATCTAACTTAAACGGAATTAAAACTGTTGCAACTGCATTTGCTGCTGGTTCTTTCGCTGGAACTGTTGACAATGCAAATGAGGCGGATGTTTTAACTGTTGCAATGAATCAAATCCAAGTAGCTGAACAAGATGATGCTGATTATGCTTTTGTTCATCCCAATACAATAACAACTTTAAAGTTAATTAAGACTTCTGAAACTGATAGACGTTATATTGATAGATTAGCAATGGTTGCTGGTCAACTATCTTTAGATGGTGTAGTTTTAGTGCCGACAACTTTAGTAACTGATGGTGAATACTTAATTGGAAACTTTGCATCTGCTACTGTTTACGATAAAGGAGAAATGAACATTGAAGTTGGACGTGATTCAGATGATTTCACTAAAAACTTAGTTACTGTATTAGCAGAATGGAGAGGTTTATGTTTAGTTAAAACTAACAGAAGACCAGCATTTGTTACAGGAGATTTTGCAACTGATAAAGCTGCATTAGAAACACCTTAATAACTAATATCCTAGTTAAAACCTCCCTATGAAAGTAGGGAGGTTTTATGGGTAAAAGCCAATACTATGGAAAAGAAAGAACTAAAAAACAAGGAATTAAAAAGAAACCAGCAAAAAGAAAGTAGACCTTTCTAAATTAGCTGATAAAGTAGATATTATTGCTTTAGATGGTAAACATTTACAAAAGGATAAGGAATACAATGTAACTAAAGAAATGGCTATTATTTTGATTAATAAAGGGGCTGCAAACTTAAGTAATGAGTATAGTTGTTAAAACAGATTTCAAAGGAGAATATAACATTTCTAAAACGTGTTATGACCAATTAGATTTTTATATTGAAAAGTATGAACATTATTATTTAGTTAGGTTGTTAGGTGCTGAATTGTACACTCTTTTAATATCTGATTTAACTGCAACTGATCCGCAAGTTCCACAAACTACAAGATTCTTAAATATATTTAATCCTTTTAGTATAGATGAGCATAGTTGTTTATATTATTCAGAAGGCATTAGAGAGATGTTAGTTCAGTTTATTTACTTTCATTATGTTAGAGAGAACCAAGTAATAAATAGTGCTAGTGGTACGGTTACAAATAGCGTTGAATTAGGAGTTAATGCAAAGTTCATGGGTAACATTGTCCAGGTTTACAATCAAGGCGTTAAGAACGCTTGTGCTATTCAATGGTATATTAATGAAAATGAATTAGAATACCCAGAAGAAAACAAACAACCATTTGAATATACTTCTGGAATATGAGAAACTTTACATTGTTAGAAAATATTGATGGAAGTATCCAACAAATTAGCGATGCAAAGAATTTAGAAAGGCATACAGAATGGGTTTTAAGGATTAGTAGTACTGGTTTGGATGGAATACCTCAGTTATTTATTGAAGAAGGATTTAATGGTGGTAAATGTTTGCCAGAACCAACTGAATGGAGTGTTTTACCTTTTAAATGTGATGGTAATGGAACTTTTGAGATTACAGAAAGTGAAGTAAAGATAAGAAGCAAACAATTTTTGGCTAACTGGTTTAGAATAAGAATTGANCCAAACGGCAACACAACTGGAACAATTAGCGTAATTTTAAGTTATAAAGATTACACATGAAAACTTATGATTTTGATACTATTGATGCTTGTGATTTAGAGAGTATTCTAAAGGCTGGTAACAATATTACTATTACTAAGTTGGATGATTGCACTTTAGAGATTAGTTCAAGTGGTGGAGGGGGTAATTCAAACGGTATTAAATACCATTTAAAGAGTGGAGATAATATAACTGTACAAGATTGTTTTGAATATTTTATTGCTTGTGATTTTATTATAGATAATGGTGCTAACTTTACAATTGAAAACGGTGCTAGATTAGTTATTCATAGTGGAGTTTTAAAGAATGATGGTTATATTAAAAGCGATGGATTAATAAAGATAGGTTTATGAGTATTTTAAGTCAAATAGCAATAACACAAGCACAAGCCCTAGCAAGTGCAACATTAGGAAGGTTTGATTACTTTGTAGATAGTTCAGATGAATTATTTAAGGCTTATGATGATACTAATACCTTAATTGTTGTTGGTGGTTCTAGTTTTGCAAGTGGAATAGATTATACATTAACAGTTCCTTCGGACTGGGATGGCAATCCTGCAAATGTTCAAGAGGCTTTAGATGAATTAGCAAGTAGGGTAAAAGGAATTAGAAAACAAAACAGATTTAATTACTGTTACTGCTGCTATTGATTTAGATGATGTAAAATCTAAGTCCGATAGTGCTTTACAACCTGGAGATAATGTAAGTGAATTAGTAAATGATGCTGGTTACACTACTGCACAAGGTTTACCATCTGTTTTAGCGGTTGATAATACAACTGGATCAAATGATATTGATGTTAGTAACGGTCAATTATTAAAAGCCGAGAATGGCAATGCTGCTATTAATTTAAGAAATTTAGGTGTTAATGGTCAAATAAGTATTGATGCTGATGGTATTCAATTAAATGGAGGTACATTTTTTGTATCTGCTGCTGTTGGTAATGTTACAATAGGACCAGCTGGTAATAGTTTAAGTTTATTTAAAGGAGATTTTACCAAAATAGGAGATATTTCAATAGTAAATAATGATTCTGGTAATGTAGCAACACAAACATTCCCTAGTTATCCAGTAACAGCAGCATCACAAGACGGAACTATAAATAGTGGGGTTATAAACTCGGTGTTTTTAGGTGGTATTGACATGATAATGAAAACCAATAATACAGCGTATTGCAATCAATTAGCCTTTAATACTGGAGAGGCTTTTGAAACGGTTTTAAAATATACTACACCAACTGCAAATAATAATGTAACTATTCAAGATGGAAGTGGTACATTAGCGTTTTTAAGTGATATTGTACCTTCTTTGACTTTTAATGTAGATTTAGATAGTGCAGAAAGTTCAGTTTCTAGGGTTTTTGCTGGTGGTCGTACTACCTTTACAGTTACTCATAATTTAGGAACTTTAGACATAAAACCAGAAGTATTTAGACTTTCAGACGGTAGAACTATTGGATTTAGAGTAGAAAGAACTGGAATAAATACTATTGATGTTAGTAGAAATGGCAATATTGCAGACGGTTTATTTAGATTAGTAATATAAATGGAGATACAAGACATAATACAAGGCTTAACAAGTGCTGAAATTGCAGCAATAACAACGCCAGAAGCTAGGACATTAATAGTAAATACAACCTTACAACAAGCCGTTATTTATGTTAATGGAACTTTTAAACAAGCTAGTTTTGAAAATACTGATGATATTCCAGAGGGAACTAAAAAATTTGCAACAACTTCTGATTTAGATCAAATAAATACTAATGCAAGTGATATAACTTCTTTGCAAATTGGAAAAGAAGATGCGTTTACTAAAAATAGTGCATTTAATAAAGATTTTGGTACTGGTAGTGGTACTGTATTGCAAGGAGATACTACAACTATAACTCCAATACAAGCGAGTGATATAACTTCTAATAATGCAAAGGTATCATTTCCAGAAGCTCCAAGCGATGGAAAGCAATACGCAAGAAAAGATACTGCATGGGAAGAGGTTGCAGCAAGTGGAATATCAGAGCCTTTACCTATAATAGTTCTGACAAGCACGGATGACACCCAAGTATTTAATAGGGCATCACCATACACAATAGAATGGAATTCAGAAAAAGAAAAAGATTCTGCGTTTACACATAGCAATACTACAAATAATAGTATTATAGAAATAAATGATACTAGTACTTATTTATTTGCTGGCAATATTAGGATATTTAACGGAACTGACCAAAGAACACAACCCACTGTAAAATTAATAATAGACGGGACTTTGCAAGATTGGAATTTAGCAAGTGGATATATTAGGAATGCTGGTAATGCCTCCGATTTTTGGACTTTAGATTTTAGTTTTCAACCAGTCAAATTAAATTTAGGTCAAGAAATAGAGATTCAAATATCTCATGAAACATCAAACCCATCCACATGGGATTCAACATTTATAGGTTCTGAATCTTATTTTTGGGGCATAAAACTACAAGGCGTAAAAGGAGAAAAAGGAGATACGGGAACAGGTTCTAATATAATACTTAAAAAAGACGGTGTAACAGTTGGAACAGTAACAGAAACTATTGATATTTTAGGGGGTGTCCCTGTTGTTGATGAGGGTGGAAATGTTACAAGTATTGAGATAGGAAACTACGCTTATGCTACAGGAATTACTCAGATGCCCAGCAGTCAAATAACAAACTACACCGAAACGGGAGGAGGAGCAGTAGATATTGATAACTATGATTTAGGAACGTCAAATGTTCACTTTATTGATCCAGGTTCGCATGACAGAGATTTTACTGGCATGATCGCCCCACCAGCAGGAGTTAATAGGATAGTTACTATAATAAACGCAGGAACTGATAAAAAATTAAAGCCTAAAGACAATGATTCTGCAAGCACGGCAGCAAATAGAATGCTACTAGCAGATGAAAGTGACTTTGATTTACCTCAAGGAGGTAGTTTTCAAATGATTTACAACCATAACGTTAGTCGTTGGACAACATATTCATATTATTAGAAATGGAAAAGAAATTTTATAAAGAAGATAACGAGCCGATACCATCTATAGTTTACAGTGAAACTCAGCCCGTAGGTTTTAGCGAGATAACAGACCAAGCGAAATTGTCTGGGTTGTATTTAAAACTAAACAATAAGATGAAGCAGTTAGGTAGGGATTATGTTTCTAGTTTTAAGGTAAATAGTTTTGGTTTGCTATATCGAGATGGAACTTTAACAGATGCTAATGTAAATTATCTTTATAATAAATTAACTCAATTATTATTAAGGTTAGAAGATGGAAATTTTCGATAGTGCTAAATTTTTACTAGAAAATGAATTAAACACTATTACTCAAGATGATATTGATAACGGATATACTCAGGTAATACACGACCAAATATTAAACGATGTAAATAACTATTTAAACCAATAATTATGAATGAAGTACAAGTAATAACGCTGTTAAAATTATTTAGAGAGACGGACAACCAAGAAACTATTAAGGCAATTGAATCTATTTTCCAAGAAGAGGCTAAAAAGGTTAATGAATGGATAAGTGGACGACCAAACGACCGACCAAATAAGGGATAATGTTAAGAGTATTTTTTATATTGTTTTTATTACTTAGATATTTGCCAGAATATTTTGATAGTAATAGCCTTTATTGGGTTATTGATTCTATTATTATGATTTCTTTGGCTGTTTATGTATTTAAAAATAGTGCAAAAAATATGCTTAATTTGTTTATTGGCTTTGGATTATTGAACTTGTTAGGGTATGATTATCTAAATAATTTGAATATTTTTGTTTTAAATAAAACAGATATTAATTTTTTGCTAATTCTACTTTAATTACTTTATCTATAATTATGTATTTTGCAATATTTAGAAATAGGTACAAATGGGAAAAACAAAAGTCTGAATTTTACAATCCTAAAAGAGTTCAAGCAATTTATAGTAAGCCTAATAAGTTTTTAACTCTTTTGGGTGCTGCTATTTCGTTTAGCCCTAGATGTAGCGTAAGATTTAGTTATAATGGGGAAACAATATGCTTTAAGCGGTCAAGTAGTACTCCTATAAAATGTAAAACTGTAATAAAAAGTGATGACATTATAAAAAATACTAATATAGATGTTAATTATTTTAATGTAAGATATAATCTTATAAAAGATATAAAATACAATTTGTTTAATTTTAATTGCAAAGATTTATTTGATGAATATAGAGGTTAGTATAATTATAACAAGTTTTGCGGGCGGTGTTTTTGCAATAGTTGGATTTTTTTTAAAACATTGGTTTACTAAACTTAGTGTAAGTCAAGATAAAATTATAGATCAAATGAATGACCAAAAAGAACATAGGGCTACGGCTTCTGTTAAATTAGAAAGTTTAAAAGAGCAAAACGAATCAGCACAAAAAAGAATGTTTAGAGAAATGGGAGAAATTGCTTTAAGTATGAATACATCTATGGATAAACTTATGGTAAAAACAGAACGTAATTCTATGGATATTTTAAACTTGCAAAATGAAAATAAATTTATTGCAAAAGAAATATTACAAATTAGAAGGGATACTAATAAAAAAGATGTAAAGTAAAAAATAATTATCTTTGTAACATGATTAAAGAAACGGTAGACATAGTAGAAGAATTAATATCTCAATTAGATATTGTGGTAAAATTTAAGTCTATTGTAGATAATGGAGATAATACCTATACTATTGAAACGTGCAATACTGGTTATTTGTTTCCATGTTATGAATTTGAAATTGCTGCAGTTAATTATAAAGTACTAAATGAAATAGGTAAAGACTTTATTTTTAACGAAAGATTCACTATAAAGGGTAATATAGTTCCAACGGTTACAGAAATAACCTTAGATAGCCTTAAATACTATCATGGAACGGTAATAGCAACCAAAGAAGAACTAGCACGAAAAGAATTAAGTTCTGATAAGTTTCCAATGGCTTTTTTATTGGAGATATTAGAAGATGATTTTAACAATTGTTTATGATGCTAGAATAGATAGAAATAGCCAATTAAGGCTTTATTTCTTATCTGAAACAGATGAAAATAACTGGAATACTAACGAACATTATGAATTTTCTATTAAGCCGATGCGAAATTTGTTATACAAGTTTATCGCACACTTAAATGAAAGTATTATGATAGGTGATATTGATTCTTATAGAGCAATTAACCATGCAAAGTTTGGAGTTTTTGTATCCGCAAAAGGTGGGCATACTGAAAGGATATTTAATGACAAATTAAGCGGTGTTGAACTTAGAATTGATTTACCGATATTAAAATCGGGGGTATGTTGCCCTTGTTAAACTTAAAAATTGAAAAAAATGGCAGTATTATGTGCTTGTGGAACTGGTGGAGGTAATTTGGGTAGACCAAGTTGTTTTCCTGTGTTTGACGTAACAAAAAAAGCAATCTTAGTGGAGTACTATAAACCAGATGGAAGTATCAACGGTGTTGAATTGGCTTCTTTAACGGCTGGTAAATTAGATCAAACTTACTTAGATGCAAGAATTAAAGATGTAAATGGAAAAACTAGATGGTATCCAACTCCAGAACTGAAAAATATTACAGATGAAAGAGCAGAAGATATTACAGAAACTTTTGAAGATACATCAAGTGTATTTATCCAAGAGGGTGCAAGAACCTTTACGGGATTAATAGTTAAAGGTGATCCAGTATTGTTAGGAAACTTGCAAAAGTGGAGATGTTTAACAATTGGAGTTTTCTTTATTGATAAGGCTGGAAACTTAATCGGTAAACAAAATAGAGAAGGGTTTTTAGATCCTATCTTGTTACAAGATGAGAGCTTTAGTGCTTCTTTAATTAAAGGAACTGATACGGCAAAACAAAAAGATCAAATTTCTTTTATTGTATCTCAATTAGAGAATGATGCAGATTTAAGAATGATTGAAGCTGGAGAAATTACCGCTAATTTAATTAGTGCTGGTGGTTTAGTAGATGTAAATGCTGGAACTCCTGCAAATGTTTCTACTACTGGTTTTGATGTTCAGTTGAATACTCCTTTTGGTGGTGTTACTTCTCCAATTCCAGCAGAAGGATTAGGATTAGCAGACTTTGAAGTATTTAACAATACTACTACTGCTAGTGTTACTCCAATTTCTGTAACTGAATCAACGGTAACGGAAGGACTTTACACATTTGTAATTCCTGCTCAAACTGCTGCTGATGAATTAATAGTTACTAATCCAGCAGTTGGACCATTAACAAAAAGCTTTGATTTAGCTAAATTTACTGTTACAATACCTTAAAATTATGGAAGATTTAAACTTAAAACAGATCATTAAAATCGGTAATACAGAATTTAATAAAAATTCTTTTGAAGGAATGACAAAGGATGAGTTTAAGAAACTGTATAAAGGAAAGTTAACAATAGATTTAGATGAAGCCTGGAAGCAACTTAAACCTAATACAAGGATTAAGAAGCCGAAAAGCAAAAAAAGTCAAGATTAATATTCAAGGGAGGTTTAAAACCCTCCCTTTTTGTTAAATTTGTATTATGGCTAAATTCTTTAATTCATTGATAGACAAATTGCAAAGCGTTGCTGATTTAGAATTAAATGATGTTGCTTTTAAGATAGCAAGTGAAAAAGAGGTTAAGGAATTAGTAATTCGATTAAATACACAAGGAGAAAAGACATCTCAACTATTTGAATTAGGAGAAGATAGTTTAGGAGATAGTTTGGGAGAATATTCTGCATTTACAGTAGAAAAAAAGAAGGATAAAAACCAACCTTTTGATAGAATTACGTTAAAAGATACTGGAGAGTTTTATAATTCTTTTGTTGTTGTACCTTATAGGGGTGGTTTTACTATAAAAGCGAATCCAATTAAAGAAGATAGTAATTTATTTGATGATTTTGGTGCTGATATTATTGGATTAAATGAAAATAATCTATCAATATTGAGAGAAGTTTATAAAGAAAAGACGTTAGAAGTACTAAAAGAAAAGTTAAAAGATTGAAATATTACAAAAACATAGAAGATTTACCAATAAAAATATGGTTTGATATTCATGAAACTGGTAATTATAATCTTTTATTGATTAGTAAAACTAAAATAACTGATGAAATTTATAATACTTTGCATAAATGCTGGGAAAGTATCTACGAACAATACATAAAAGAGTTTGGTTTATCTGATGATTATTTAGCACATATCAATATAAAAAAGAAAATAGCAAATTTACAAGCTGATCTAGTTATAACTGGTCAAAAACATTTTAAAACTTTAATAAAAATAGAGAGAGAAAAAATGCAAATAAATTCTTTAGGAGAGAAAAAACCTACTTCATTAAATATGAATTTAGCCCGTATGAGTAAGTATTACGGCTTTCATTTTGAAGTCTAAAGAATTAAGCGTTGTTGATTATTACTCTTATGTAAACAATATTGTAAATGGCTGATAAGATTGAAAATAAAGATTTATTTGCAAAGGATGCCTTTAGCAAAACTCAAAAAGATGTTGAAGATTTAATTGGTGTTTTAGACGAATTAAATAAAACGCTTGTAGACTTATCTAAGGCACAAAAAAAGATTCTTAATAGTGAAGATGGTAAAACATTTGAAAGTCTTAAAAAAATTAATAAAGCGGTTGACACTTTAAATACTGCTGAAGAAGAATCTACTAAAATTTTAGAAGCTAAAATAAAATAGAAACAAAATTAGAAAAAGAGAGGTTAGCTCAATTAAAATTAGATATAGATAGAGAAAAGGCTTTTGATAGGTTTGAAAAGAAAATAAAAAACAACAAGAACAAGAAATTAAAAATCTTGAAAAACTTGAAAAACAAAAAGACAAGCATTAGAAAAAGAATTAAAAGATAATGAAAAACTTGAAAAACAAAGAAAACGATCACAAAAAATAGCAATACAAGATAGGATAAGACGGGAAAAAGCTTTTGATAAATTTGAAAAACAAAAAAGACAAGCAGAGTTAAGAGAGCAAAAAGCTGCTGAAAAGTTGGCTAATATTAAGAAATTAGAAGATGAAAAGTCAGAAAAACTAAGGGTAAAAAAGAAAAAGAGTTAGCAGATGTTTATGGTCAACAAAGTAAAAGATTAAACGAATTAAGAAAGGAGTTTAAATCTTTGGTTTTGGTAGAGGGGCAAAGTAGCAAGGCTGCAAAGAAACTACAAAAAGAAATTAAATCATTAGATAAGGAGTTAAAAGATGTAGATGCTAGTGCCGGACAATTTCAAAGAAATGTAGGTAATTATCCAGATTCATTTGGAAAGGCTGCTAATAGTATTTTAGGTGNTGCTGCTGCTGCTGTTACTGCACAAGGTGCTTTTAATGGTGTTAAAGGTAGTTTAGAAAGTACAGAAGCTGGATCAGAAGCAGTTAGAAAGGTTAGTTCTAAATTGTCTGGTGCATTTAGTCAAGTTCAAAATGTTGTTGCTAATGCTGCTTTAGATTTGTTTGGTTTTGTTCAATCGGTAGCAAAAGGAGATAAAGAAATTACACAATTAAAAGGAGTTTTTGATAATACTGCTGATGCTGCTGATAACTTTGGAGATAAAGTAGAAAAGTCTTCTGATGGTCAAGAAAAACTAACAGAAAGAATAATAGAATTTGAAAAAGCAAGTAGACCTTTAGAAGTTAGATTAAGTTCTTTAAATGGATTAATAGAACAACAAGCAATAATTGCTGGAGATTCTACAAGGTCTTTTGATGAAATTGCTGGATCGGTTTTAAAAGGTCAAGATTTACAAATTAAAAGGGCTAGAATAAATATATCTTTAGCACAAACAGAACTTGAAATATCAAAAGAAAGAGTAAGATTAGCAAATGAAGCTGGTGGTGCTGGTGTTGACTTGTTAGATCAAGAAACTGCTGCAATAACTAAATTAATTGATGACTGAAAACCAATTAAAGAATGAGATACTAGAAAACGAAAAAGAGTTAAGGCAAGTTAAACAAGATAGACTTGAAATTGATTTAGATATTTTAATAGATGGTTTTGATAATCAAAAAACTATTAATGAACGTATAATTGCTAATGAAAAAGAAACTTTAGAAACTAGGGCGGCTTTATTAGATAAAACAAACAAACTAGCAGAAGAAAGTTTTAGAGGACAAAAAGAAGTATTAGCAGATTTATCTAATGCAGGATTAAATATTGATGATTTACTTTTATTAGATGCTACTGAATTAGCAAAACAAATACAGTTATTAGGTCAATCTGAAATAATAAATACAAGGACTTTAGAAGTAATTAGAGAACGTAGAATTGTATTGCAAGATTTAGAAGAAGCACAAAGCGACTTAAACGAATCTCAAGCAGAAGGATTAGAACTTACTAAGGATATTGAAGCACAAGAAACTGCACTATTTAATATTATTACAAGTGGAGGCAAAGCAACTACCGAAGAACTTCAAAAATTAGAAGAACAAAGAGAACAAGACCAAATAGATAACATTGAACAAAGATTACAAAATATAAAAGATGGAAGTATTGAAGAACTAAGATTAAGAAAAGAATTAAACGACCTTTTACTTAAACAGTCAGAAGATAATGCTAAAAAAGAAGAAGAAGTTGAAAAAGAAAGGATTGCAAAAGAAAAAGAAAGGTTTGATAATCAAAAAGAATTAACTGCTGCTGCAATTGAAGTATTAGGAGATTTAGTAAACGAAGGTTTTGAA